GTCGCTGATATAATGCGCCTTAGCATTGGCCGTAGCTGCGATTGCAGATGTTTGCCCAAACCAATCCTTGGCCACAACTTCGATATATATGTATGCCAGATTTGTTTCGGCTGTAATCTCTGCTGCAGTTAATGGTCTGGTCAAGGTGTTGTCTTCCAAATCAATCCATGCGCTCCATGCTTCGGCGGCTACCCGAGTCCGGTATTTGTAGCATCTGAAATCCTCTTCGGTATTGCGATCCCAAGAAAAATGGACCCCACCAACAACAGACCTTGCTGTTGCGCCGGTTATATCGGCAGGTGTTGTATTCGTGACCTTCAGAGTGGTCGGCCTTGCTGATGTGTTCCCCCATCTGTCTCTTGCACGGACTTGGATATTGATTCCTGTTGCAGGTGTCCCTGATCCATCGTCAGAATTTTTGCCAAATGAATATGTATATTCAGGGTATGTGACATTCTCGGTTCTTCTTCTCGTCCCTGCGCCATCATATATTTCGACCAAATAATCCTTGAACCAAAGCTGGGGCACATAGCTGCCGGCTCCAGTTGTCTCTTCTCCGGCTCCAGTTGATCCATTGGTAATCGAAATATCATTCCAGGTGAATTTGGCGTCCATTCCATCAAACTCATCGCTAAGTGCGGAATCAAATAATTGCAATCCAGTTATCTCAGACGTAAATGCATTATTGATAATTCCTGCATTGGCCGTGGTTGTGATTGTGCTTGTTGGTGAAGATGAAAATTTGGTTCTCATCCCAGCCCAAGATTCGCTGACAACGGTTACTCCATAAGTCGTTGATGGATCAACGCCCTTTATTTCATAAGTTTCTTCATAAGTATTGCCCGCCATTTCCCATTCAGTTGTGCCGATACGCCAATAAATAATGGCTTGATGATATAGAGTTTGATCCGGCTTCTTGAATGAAACAATGATGTTTCTTTTGACTACTCCAGATTCATCCAGATATGCTTTTTGTGTCAAGGTCAGCTCCGTTACAACCGCAATCAAAGTTGTCGATGCTGTTGGTTCAAATGTAGCAAGCGTGGCGGAATCGGAATGGATGGCCGCTACATATTCCAAACAAGATATCCTCCGGCGTAAATTGCTTGATCTTGTCAATTTCCCAACTCTCATCAGCCGAGTGACGTTGCCGATTTCACCAACCGAATATTTATCATACAGAACTGGATGCGTGGCCCAAGTCCCGCCCACTATTTGCCATGTCGCTGATGTTGTTGATGGTGGCGGAACAACCAAAGATTTTTCTTCTCTTGAATCATCCTTAATATGCTGCACTACAATATCATAGGTAGCAGCAGTCGCCAGCGTCAATCTCTGATCCAAGATTATTGTTGACCCACTGGATGAAACAATCCGACCTCCTTTATTCACGGCCACTTCAATAATATCGCCAGGTTTACAACCAATGGAATCAATATCTGCATCAAAAGAATTGCTCCGAGTCAAAAGCTTATTGCTATTCAGCGTAAATCGCCCTTGCTTTATCGCCTGCGTTCTGGATGTACAACCATACATAACCAGGCTGGCAGGTTTTATCGGCTCGGTGGTTGTCTCATAATCGTCCGAGTACATCGTGAATGTCTGCCTGGTATAATCCAAGGTCGCATCAAAATATGTGACCTCAATCTCATTTGCTCTGTCGAGATATGGAACGAATTCGGTTTTGAAGCTGTCCTTGACAATATTCCCAACATTAAACATAAATCTCTGAGCAGGCAATGTTTCCAGTCGATCAACGATACAGGTAAATTTAGATCCAAGCTGAATCACAACACCCCTGCCAAGCGCCCCGATGATATTTAGTTTCTTACGCAGGGTCTCAATGGTATCGATGTAAAGATTGCAATTCCACCCATTGGCTGAAGCCGTGGTTGCCCAGGAAAGAAAATCGGCATAAACCAGCCTTGATGCAACAACTGACCCTCCATATCGGCCATTATGAAGTGCATCGTAGGCGGCCCATGGTGGCAGGTTGGCAGACCTGTTTTCGTATGCTGATCCATTCCACACAGACACATATTGTTTGTGAGCCATACAAGAAACTTTGGGCATCCCGCCAGATAATTGGTTTGTCGCCAGCGCTTTAATAGCCAGAAGCGCCACATTGGGATAATTGAAATCATCATAGACAACTTCTTGAAATGTATCCCAATACAGATTTGCGCCGTATCTTGATCCAGATGGTGCGGCGGCATCCAATTTAACACGAATATCATATTGACCTGCGGTCAGATTATCTTTCCTGTATGTTTTCCTGATCATCGATGATGTTGCACCGGAAATCGTTTCTCCGGTTAACCAAGTGGTCCATGCAATATCACCAACCAATTTGTATTGGATAGAGAAGGATAAAGATACGGTGCTGAAATTGCCCTGATCATTGGCATAATACAATCCATTGGGGCAAGACAGATTCAAAATCAACCCTTGAAGTGCTGTACCAACCGAGGTCCTCTCAGTATATGAATCAGTAAGCTTTACGCCAACTGCGACATCGGTAAAGGTATCCAGAAATTCCGTTATCGGCGTTTGATCATTGGTTCCTAATCGGGTTGTTATAGTCACATCATCAAAATTTGTAACTGGGTTGTCGTTGATATAAACATTATAGATGGTGGCCAGCGTCCCCTCTGCAACAGCATACAATAGATTCAAGTATTGGTCATTGCCTTTGGTCTGAACATACTTTGCAATCAATGGCGGTACCACTCTTGCCAGTCCGTATAGAATTGGCAATGGCCCACCTTCTTCAATGGGATTATTTGCGTCGCTCCATCCATACGTCGGAGATGAAACCGTATTGCCAAGTTGCGGTACATCAGCGGCTGTCCCGGCAGATGGTGAAAAAACCGCACCTACCAAATACGATCCGGCCATCATCATTCCTACCTGAGTAAGCGTGGTTGCGATAGCTATATTTGCATATGCTATTCCCATTGTTGACATCAGATATGGCGCAGCATATGGCGCAGCAATTGCTGAGACAACTACAACCGCCAACATCGCAACGGTTTGGAGCGGGTTTTTACCACCGCTGGATCCACCACCTCCCCCGCCTTGCGGAACAGCGCAGAAAACGACATTGGATCCCGGCGCGGGAATCATATCAATAACATCTTCACTTTTAACCAACTGGCCATTTATGGATATTGCCAAATCATACCCTTGACGAGACAGGGGATTGAATTCATAGATCAACGAGGCGATGGTGCGTTGAGAATACTTTATGGAACGAATCTCACGACCGCCTTCGGATAGAGGATCAAATGGATTCCTTACACATGTGACTATGATTTCAGATCGTCCCATTTGTAATAACCTTTAATTTTCTTTGTCCAAAATGAATCATTCAATGATGCCCCGTCAATGGTAAAAATGCTTGACTTGATCTTATTGATCGTATGCAAAACCTTGCCATCGCCGATATAAGTTCCGAGATGCTGAATTACACCTGGCATCTCTGGATCAATGGCCATTACAACCGCGCAGGGTGGCGTAGGATCGATTATTTTTATCCACCTTGGCACTTCTCCCAGAATTGCCATTTGGATTGTTATAGCATCATAACAAGCTTGACGAAGGTCGGGGATTTGGATCCCGAATCTTTTGAAGGTTTCAACGACCAATCCTAAGCAATCCAAACCTTGTTTTGGATCTCTGCCATTATGAATAAATGGAATGCCTATCAGGTCTCTTAAATCAGGCAAGTTTCAACCCTCCTCCGCCAGCGCCCGGGAATCCGCCATATCGCGCCGAATTAATAGCTTTGCGGCAAGTCGTCAATGTCCTGTCGCAAGCTGTAATAGTCGCCCCGGTATATCCGCAATCCGTATCTTTGAAATTTCTGATTCTGCATCTATTTCTCAAAATCCTGTTGTATGGAAATCGTCGGTTAAATGGATTTGATGCTCCCAAAACAAAAACTACATTTTTGGGATCGATCTTTGGCTGCAACAATTCAAATTCATGTTCGACCTCAGCGGACATGGTCGGACTTGCCGCTGTTGCCGCTGTATTGATCACATAGATATTAGCCACAATCGGTTGGAAGCCATTTGACTTGCAATAATCATCGTAATCATCGATGTACCCTTCCATTTCTTGAGAAACATTTCCAACGCTTACATTCACTTGTGGAACTTCACCCGCATTGGAATCGCCAATCTCATCAAGATCAAATGGGAAACAAGTCCAATTGATATTGTCCCAGGTAACATTGGAACTATTCCTGACGACACAAATATCATCGGTCAACCCCGGAATAGTGATCTTCATGCAAATCAGAAAGACACTATCTGTCGCCAACTTGTTCTTTTCCTCTATGGAAATTGTGGAAAGAGGTAAAGGCATTTATTGTTCCTCAATTGGGCATTGAACCGATTCGCGAGTATTTGGGTATTTTCCAATCTTGCCCTTTATTGAATCGGCAGAAAAAATACATGTATAAGAAACACTGGACACTGGATGAATCCATGTAAAACTGTTGCCTTGGTTGGCCTTAAAAAATGTCAAGAGGGTTTGATAATTGGCCTCTGATAATATATTCCAAACCAATGGCCATTTGCCCCGGCCTCTCGTTACTGATTTTCTTGTTTGAACATAATTCGCTTCAAAGTCAGTTCTTTTTTGAGGCAAATAATATTCTTCTTCCAACCCTCTGGATGGTCTTGCTATTGCTGGAAAAGTTGCCATTTCTTTACCCCGTCAACATGGTTCGCAAACCACTCTTATCTCGATTGAAAGCGTCCATCCACATATCGATAACCCACCCTTGCCCGTCCCATTGTGCAGATGCACTGCTGACACCAACCTTCTGTTCTGATTCATTGTGGATAACGACCGTAACTTTTGCCCCCGCTTGGGGACCAGATTGGCCTTGACCCAAGGCCTTCATTTGACCTTCAGTAAATACCCCTTCATTTTTCTGAAAGATGCCAACTCTTTCGTCGGGGCCAACTCCCGTATGATACCGCCTTGCCCCTGACATATCTTGTGTCGATATTTGCCGGATTCCCGTTGGCTCACTCAACATTCCTCCAGTATGATAATACAAAGCGCCAAGATCTACATCAACAGGGACATCGATACCTGTTCCTCCGCCAGTACCTGATCCACCAAACATATTCTTTAAATATCCCCCGACTCCGCTTGCCAATGGACCGGTTACTTGTGTTTGAATGGCAATTCTCATCAGGTCTTTTATAACTGAATTGGCAAAGTCATTGAAACTGAATTTGCCAGTCATTGCAAAATCAACAATCGCCATCGTCATATCTCCAAATGTCTTTTTTGTGACTTCGCCCATTTGCGTGCCGATATCGGTATAATCATTGCCAACTTCTATCATAGCAAGAGACATTGCTTCTGTAACACTGGAGGTCTTAACAATTTCCTGTTCCAATAATGCCAAAGAATCGCGCAGTTTTTGCACCTTGTCTGATTGTGAATTCCAGGCAATCGTGCCGCCTTCCTTCGTCTTGTCGATTAGCAACAAATATTCTTC